GCTTGCACCGCTGATCGTCTTATTCGTCAGCGTATCAGTCGTTGAACGTGCAACGAGCGTGTTTGTGCCAGTTGGGATAGTGACAGTTCCGCTATTGCTAATTGAGCTAATAACAGGAGTTGTCAGCGTCTTATTCGTCAGCGTCTGCGCAGTGGTTGTATCAACCATCACCTTGCGCGAAGAACCATCACCAACCGTCAGCAAATTATCGTCGCTATCCCAAACCATAGAACCATCTGCGGTCTGAGCAGGTGTTGCAGACGTTGGAACAACCAATGTTCCAGTGATCGTAGCTGTTCCAGCGACAGACAGCGTTTTACCGCTGCCAACATTCAAACCAACAGATGTGCCATTGCCAGCAGCGTTAAAAACGCCGTCAACAGTATCCAAGTCTGAATTGAGCTTCGTGCCCCACGTATCGCGTGAAGCACCTACTTCGGGTTTCGTAAGATTCAGGTTAGTTGTGTAACTATCGGCCACTGAAGCCTCCTTCGCCCTTATTGCACTGTCCAACTTTCAGCAGGTACTGAAGCCGGAGTCCAAGTTTCAGAAGACACCGATTGTGGCGTCCATGTTTCAGATGAAACAGAAGATGCTGTCCATGTTTCAGCAGCAACCGACTGCGACACCCATGATTCTGGCAGCACTGTTTCTGGCTCCCAAAGATACCTACCATTTGCCGTCATGTTAGACTGAACCTGTATCAATTCTGATACAGAGAATGTCCTGACAGCGGCGGCAGTAGCGCCAGAAACAACTGCGATTGTCTCAGAAGCAGAGTAATACACTATGGCAGAATTAGCCATATTAGACGATACAGCAGACGTAAAGGATGCACCACGGATTACATCAGCGTCTGAACTTGCTCCAGACTGAGCATCCATCTGAACAGATGCCAACTGCGCCACATAGGCATTGGCAGACGCATCAGAGGTCGCAGCCATATCAGCCGCAACTTGCTTAATCAGGAATCCGTTTGCAGCCGCTGTACTGGTGGCACTTACTGTCGTTGCTGCTGTCTGGATAAGGGCAGCATTTGCAGCCATTCCAGACGATGCAGCCATTGTGACAGAGCAGACTTCCACTTCTGCCGCAAAAGCTGCCGCTGATGTCGTTACTGCCGCCGCACAAGCAGCAAGAACAATCTTGCCGCCGTTCGCAGACATATCGGACTGTACCTGTACGGCTACAGACGCAGACGCGGTACGCAAAGCAGCAGCAGTAGCATTTGACGTTGCAGCAGAGGTAAATGCGGCTTCTAGTACATAACCAGAGCCGTATAAACCTTCGCCATAGTCTGCAACGCCATAATCAGCCACTGCTTATCAGTCCAGCGTGATGTCAATTTCGCCAGTGTTAAAACGGAGAACGTCTCCGCTATCAACTGTCTTAGATGTTGTCAGGTCAGCATAGGCAAGCAAGTTGCCACTTGTTGACGCATCAAAGATGCCGGCAGCGACAATCGTTCCCCACGATCCTGTGGCTGTCGGGAACTCAACAGCGCCGCTATTGCTGGCTGTTGTCGGAGCAGTGCCGGAAACAGTGAATGTAACGGCTGTGCGAGCATAAGATCCGCCAGACACTTCCGTGCCCCCGCCTGCTTCGCCCGGTGCAACCGTATAGAGAGCAACATACCAAGCAGTAGGACGAGTTGCTGATCCATTGGTCAGCAGCCAATCAAGCACAAGGTCTTCAGAAAAGTTGGTAAACCCAGCCATTAGTAAACCCTCCGAGTACGGGCGACCAGCGGAGAGCCGCTGTGCAGTGATTTCTGGGATTCCTGATTAAGTTCTTCAACGCGCTTCAGGTAAATGTTGCCAAATACAGGAATGCGCTGGTCATCCATCAGGAACGGTGCTGCATGGACCAGTGCGCCATACAGATAGACATCAGGCGCCTTGGTCAGCAGCCAGTTTGTCGTGTTTACATCGGTCAGTGCCGGGATCTTGCCGTAATAGACCATCTCGATTTCAATGTTGTCGCTGGGTGCAGGGATCAGTTCAATCGCACCATTCATCAGCGAATACACGGAAACCTGAGTCAGAACCTGCGCCTTGTTGATAATGTCACCTTCATCCAGCGTCACATAACGCAGCGGTGATGCACCATCGACAATCTGAAGATTGATAGCTTCAACCCAGTCAGCCGGAAGCTGGACATATTCTTGATCACTAGTGGCATTGGCACGCACGATCATTTCGCGGCAACGAAGCCGCGTATTCAAGTCTGCCTCAACAAACTGAATGAACGTCTGAATCTGAGAAGTCAGGTCAGCACGGTTCAGATAGTCAGCGATTGCTGATTGCAGCGTTGAATAATTCGTGATTGTGCCCATCAGCTTGTGATCCGGTGAGTACGGTAAGGCGCCGCAGCGTCAGACCGAAGCCATTTACGGAAGGCCATCTTGTCTTTCAGGATGCCCTTCTGCTGCAATTCAAGATACACCATCATGGGCAAAGATGCCACTTTCACCATGCCGTCCGGCAGGCGCTCCGTGTTGCTGATGCTGTCCTTGATTGCCTTGTTCTGCTCTGCAATCCCGTCAATGTTGACCACATCTTCAAAGATCATTTTCTGATCCGCTGTGATGTGCATCTTGGTTAGCGTTCCACTGACGCTGTCATAACCAAGGTTAAATGAGCCGGGTGCGTATTCTTCAGCCATAATGATCCCCAAGGTAAAAGGGGCAGGATTTCTCCTGCCCCAGTGTTATCACGAAGCAATAATGTTCGCGATACAAGCGTGTGCTTTTTCAGACTTGATCCGAAGTCCATATTCAACGACCATTTCCTTCTTGTCCGAGTCGCCTGTCTTGGCGATGTCGAACGTGCGGAAAGGACGCAGATAAGCAACCGATGCGTACTCAGGATCAAGCACGAAGGCAAAGTTACCCGGCTGGAAGCGGTTAGGGACAATAGCCACTTCACCGAAGTCACCGAGGTAAACGTCAGCCGTTGCAATGATCTTCAACGGTGTTGCAGATGTGTAGTTCACACGCTGCTGAGCAAGACCAGAGAACGCAGAAGCAACAGTCTTGTTGTAAGCGTTCACCATAAAGATGGACGGATCACCACCCTGTTCCCAAACCTGCTGGATAGCAGTCTTGAGCATTGTCTCCGTCAGAGCAACGTCTGTCGAAGTGGAGAGCGAAGTCCAAGCTGTGCTGGGATAGCCGTTGCCGTTTGCGCCAGACATAGCAGAAACGGTAGCACCGTTAGCCTGCGAGTTGGTGATCAGCCATGTGGGCAGACCAGCGGTCTTACGAGCAGTCGATGTGCTGTTGCCAGCCACACCAGCCTGATTGCTCGTCAGAATAGCTTCCATATCGCGCTTCAGCTCTTTTGCAGCCTTAGCGGTCTGGTAAGCCATCTGCGTGCGCATACCAGCATTGTTCACGACATCGTCGGTGCCAGACACAGAGATAACCTTGCGGCTAATCTGAGTGTAGTTAGCAACGCGAACGGTGGGTGTGAAGCTAGCATCACCAGCGTCTGCACCTTCGATAGCAGCGTTAGTCGTGTCAGCCGAAGCAAGCACGTCTGTCTGCCACTCAAAATAGGTGTTTTCGCAGGTGTCGCGACCGATGTTGCTCATGAAGGGCGTATCAGTCGGGCTGATGTCATAGATGATGTTGCTCAGATCTTCACGGATCGAGTTAGGAGCATCGTAGGTCGTAACCTTGGAAACTGTAGGCATGGGTTCATTTCCTGTCTAGCATTGCAAAGAGAGCAGCCGCGTCATTGACGTGACCGGATGATTTGAGACGCTGTTTTACACGGGCGACATCTGTTTGCGCTTTAGGTGATGAAGCAGTGGAACCAGAACGCATTGGTCTTGGTCCATCCTGTCGAACAGGCTGCGGACGTTTGACCTGCAATTCATCATATCGACGTGCTTTCTCAAGCATTACGACATAACGAGGATCGTAGACATTTCCCAATTCTTCCTCAGTGAAGCCCTGTTTCATGCCGTACTGACGAAGTTGTTTGGTTGATGCTTCAAACTTCTCTTGGTCCTTCCATTCAGCAAACGTATCGAGGAGATACTTTCGTCCAACCTCAACAAGCTGCTGCTTTTGCTCCAAATCCTTCTGATACGCGATTTGATCGAGATATGCCTTTTGTGCCTGCAACTGCTGCTTACGAGCCTGCTGGTCACGCCACTGCTTCTCGATCAGCGGAAAGTTGATCGGGTCTTCTTGGTGCAACCGCTGCCAATCAGGCTCTTGCATTTCGAACTGTTGAAGTTCCTGCAAAACCCGTTCAGTGGCTACACGAAGCTGCGACCGTTCAGCCTCTACCGCCTGCTTCTCAGAACGCAACTCATTCATACGCCGCGAGTAATCGGACTGACGCTGATAACCTTCCAGAGCCTCTTTCAGCGGGATTTGCTGCGTCTTGCCGTCAATTTTGACGGTTACGAGCGTATCCGGCTTCAGCTGCTCCTCAGAGCCATCATCATCATTCCCTGCTTCATCTGCTGTTTCATCACCATCAGACGCGTCATTTGACGCTGCCTCGTCATCAGGTGCTGAAGTCTCGTCAGCAGCTTCAGCAGTCGCCTCAGTCTCTTCGACTGCGGCAGGAGCCATCTGTT